GGCTCAGTTGTAGGTAAGTGCAGATCCGCGACTTTTAAAACTTTTTCAAATTCATGATTGCATTTTTTACAACGATAATCGTATAGGGGCATATTATTATTTATGTTAAAATTGATTCAAGAAAGCGTCACGAGCCAGGTTCTTGGCTTTGCTTTCGCATTGAATATCAAACTCTTTACCAAAGCCCTTGGCCCAGTCATTGACTGCGTTGTTCCAATAATAATCACTATGGGCTCTGAGCTTACTCTTTTTATAGCCCTGAGCCAGCAGGGTTTCCATGTCAGGTTTAATATCAGGATCATGATCTGGCAGATAGTCTTCACGGCTCACACTATAATGCAGGGCAGGTCTTACGCCGCGCCAGCTGTCTATGATACCCCGGACTCTGTCATCGTCAGGGTCAATATATTCACCTGTACGAATCCAATGATGATGTATGTCCAGAACCAAGGCTACATGATCCTTGAGTAAGAGACTTTCTTCGATGCCATGACGCATTTCGTCATTTTCTATGGTCATGGTATTACGAGCTTCGGTACTAAGACGCGGTAAGACATCTATGATGCCAGCTGCGCCCTTTTTGCCAGCAATATGTATATTGCATTTAAAGTCCTGAAACTTTTGACCATAGCCCATCCAGCGTATCATGTCTGCATGATATTCAAATTCTTCTAGACTTCGTTCTACAATACGAGGATTATCAGAAGCCAGGACACAAAACTGACCTGGATGAAAGCTAAGACGAACGTCAGCCAGCCTGCCCAGATTTCCGACTTCAGCCAGTGCTTTTTCAGCATATGATCTGACATCACTTCGCTTCCAAAAATAACTCCAACTAGGCTCAGTGTATACAGGCAGGATATCGCTGCCCAAACGTACCATTCTACGTGATTCATCCAGGGCTCCTACTTTGGTAATTAATAATTTTATACTATTGATGTTATGAACCATGAGATCCCACAGCCGCTGTTCAGCATCATCTCGGGTCTGACGATTCAACCAGGCTACAGTAGTTACTCGGGTATTCCAGCTACGAGCTACGTCGTCGGGTTTAAATCCATTGATCTGTTCTGGGCTGTCAATCCACTTACAGCAAAAACCTACCCTAGCCAAAAGATCAAACCTACTAGAATAATAGTTGATAAGACGGCATATAATGTAGATCTATCTTTTTTATAAGGGCCATAATAAAATCCTGCTTCTCGGGCACTGCTAGGAAACCTAAAGTTTTTTGGATCCGATCCAGGATCACGACGACCTGCCCAGTTATCAGTACGAGAATCATTATTCAATTTCATCTAATCTCTCCGCTAGTAAATAAATTAGTAAAATGGCTATGCCCAGCCCTAACCAGCCCCAGACCTTCATGGCCATGTAGGTGATTAAAAAACTGACTATGAAGCCAATAATTTCCTTTTTGTATTTCATTTTATACTCTCAATTGAATCCGCTTCAGTCTTGTCTTCACGGATTTCAAGAAAGACTGGAAGGAACAGACTCTCGACAGCTCCTTCAGATTTATTTTTAATACGAGCATTGTACTTGATAGCAATAATCTTACCAATGACATTCTCTGCCTTAATTTTGTTACGATCCTCATCATTAAATCCACTCCCTACATTTACACGAATTAATCCATCGGCACTTTCCAGCACCAGAGCGCCTAGCTTGCCAACATTCTTGCCTGTGCCTTCTTCCCAGCCCACGCATTTTAAATCACATTCTAGTTCGCCTTTGAATTTAATCAGGCTTTTGGATCTTTTATTTTCCCAGATGGCAGTGGTATCTTTTAGTATGATGCCCTCATGACCATTGTTAAAGTATTCGCTAAACTTGGCTCGAGCCGCATCTAGATCATCAACCATGCTGTATTCTACTACATGTATTTTAGCCGAATAAATCTGTTTTGTCAACCAGTTAAAGCGCCAGTCATAGACTCGCTGACTTGAACCTTTCTGAAAGTCCTCTAGACTGATAACATCCCACAGTGTGGCATGCACCAGCTGAGCTTCATCCAGTTTGATGGTTCCTTTGACTGCCTTGTTAAGTATGCCATTGCAGGTCTTGCGATCCATGATGGAACCGTCAGTGTCATGCACAGTCAATTCTCCATCAAATACAACATCTTCGCCTGCTGCCAGACGAATAAACTCTGCGTCTAATTCGCCCAGTAGATCCACAGTGCGACCATTGCGAGTCTTGAACTCACATTTACCATTTCGTACTATGGCATTAAATCGCATACCATCCATTTTCATCTGCACCATGGCAGGCCAGTGCATACGTTCTATGAGTTTATCGTCATATACAGACGCCAACATGACTGGATATTCTGGAATCAATCCTGTCCAGATCTTATTAATGGTGGCTTCGCTTACACCACAGCGTAGATCCTTGGCTATGATGCGAGTCATGACCGTGGCATCGGCTTCGGTAACACTGCCCAGGACAATTCGTAGATGCTCAATGCCTGCATTGCCCGTTACTGTTCTGCTGCTAAGCAGACTCAGTCTGGACATGGCTGATTTTAAGCTATCATTGCCCTGGGGCTTATGATCGGGAATTTTACGTATATAGAATTGTGTATAGGGGTCATAGGCCAATCTAAAGGCTTCACGCAGATCTGCATTGTCTCGTTCACGGTTCAATACAGCTTCTTTATGAAGGCGACTGGCACTGCTATTAATTTCATCTAGTATATCTAATATCATAACACCATTCTATAGGAAATTGAGTTTAGAGTCAAGCTATTTGTTTACTGCCTGTAGCAGTCGAGTATTCATAAACCTTTGTTTTAATTGACTTTTTTGGATACTTTTTGCCAATGTTTTCAATGACTTCGGCCAGCTCGTCCAGGCTCTTGATGGCGCCATACATGTGCCAGCCCTTGTTGCGACCCAGGCTGTCTATGACAGCATACTCAACCAGCAAGTGTTGCTGCATGATGTTATTCAATACTGCCACCCTCGGTATCAGCTGGTCGTTTTACGTGAATGTCGGCTTGTCCTGGCAGGTTATTATAGGAGTTTGCAAGGGTATATTCACTAGGTGTGATGTCTACATGACCATCAAACGCAAAGCCTGCGCCCTTGAGGAATAGCTCAAAATTACCCACTACATCTGGTAATACCTCGGCTGTAAATTCCAGCGTGTTGCTAAATGTTGTATAACCATTATCATCGGTATGGTCAACACTGAATCTGTAGCGTGGTTCTGACATTTTAGTTGGCTCCTGTAACTGTGGTATATAAATCAACAAAGTCTTCGTGTTTCTGAATTTCTTCATTGAGGTTGCGTTTATGATAGGTTCCCATCATTTTACGAAATACTTTTTTATCCAGTGCAAAGTTATCACAGGTTGTATTAATGATGTCAGTACGCAGATCTGACTCTGCTTCAGTACGTGTAAGACTGTTGCTTAACTCCTGCAGGGCCTGACGAATCCTGACCAGGTCTTCGGGATTGGTAATATTACTCATTTGGTGTCTCCTTGGTAGGTTTAGGTTGACGATCTCTGAACACAGTTTTTACTGCTGCTGCTAATTCAGCCTGAATCATCATGTCTTTGAATATGTTGCGTTTATCTTTGGGTGTACCCGCAATCATCTTTTTTGCGGTCTTGCTTAGGTTAAAATTACTATTGGGTTTCATATGTCTCCTTGATTAATCATGCGATAGATTTCCTGCCGGAACATTTCCATGCTGCCTATCTTGCGTTTGTTTATGCGAATGTCATAGCCGCTGCGAATTTCTATGCTGCCTATGCTGGTGGGTAGCTCATAATGACTGCTATGTTTGATGCTGCTTTCTCTTGTCACGCCTGCAAAGGCCAAAAGCTCTGTTAGCTCACCCTTGGTGACATGACGACTAAACCAGGCGTTCATCCACGTCTCATCTTGGCAATGTCAACAGCGTCTTCGGCCTGAAACACAGGTATGCTATTGCTTTTATGCAACTGACCTATGCCTATCATGGCCGTGCCAGTATACTGAGTAACTTCTCGTTTAGGGGCTAGACCAGCCCCAGTATCCAGGCTAGGAATATGGTGGGTAAGGCGCTTAGGATCAACCACAGGAGCATTATGCACAACTGGATCGAATCTGGTAGCTCGAGATATTTTGGAATTTTTAGGATTATCTTTTTTAATGTCATAGCGAGTCAATAACGCAGACCAGACTTCGGCATTGCGTCGAGCCTTGGCTGCGGCCTCGGCATTACGAAACTTAGGCTTGCCTTTTTTCTTCCCCGTAGTTGAATACATGGGCGGCAACAGATGCATACTCATAACAAATCCTCACGTAAAACATCATTATATATGAACAGCAACAAGCTGTCAAGCTTTTAGTAGCAGGTGCGTGTTCGGGTATGGTTGCCGTACTGGTCAATGGTTTCGGTCCAGGCTGTGCAATTCTGATACACAGGCGTGCTTGGATACACAGTTGTAGTTACTGGTGAACCATAGCGTGGCTGACCTAATTCATAGCCTATGACACCACCAATTAATAATGGCATTACATAGTTATAATTGTTGTTGTAGTAACCACCATGGCCATAGCCGCCATGATATCCACCGTGGTAATAACCGCCATGACCCCAACCATTGTGTGCAAAAGCACTGGTTGAAGCTGCTGCCAGAGTTAGTGCTAATAATATCTTTTTCATAAGTTCTCCTATGCTGTTAATTGTTGATAAGTAAATGCTTCTTGGTCCCAGGCTTTATTCCACATGATTTAATCCTTTCTCATTTAACATACAACCATTATATATGGTCTAGACCAAAATGTCAAGCTTTTTCTAAGCCATTGATTTACAAGTACTTTATTCTGCCTTAAAACTAGGCAATAATCCAGGGTAAGCAGCTTCTACGATAGCAGCCGTTAACCCTTTGTATACTTTGCCTAATTCTCGCGCTTTCATCTTGCACAGCATCTCTGCTTCAGTATGAT